ACAAGCATTGTGCCAGATGCAAAGTTGTTGTCAACAACTAATTGCAAACCCATCACGTTCATGTTGTTGTAGCCCATGCCGCCAACTTTGCCGATTGAGTTTTGGCCCATAATGCCATCGGTGACATAACCCAAAACTGGTCGCTTGTTGCTGTCCAACTGTGCACCCAACTTTTCCCACACGTCTGGGCTTACGCACAAGTGTGTTGGAAAGTAGTTGCTGTCCTCTGCAATTTCGCGTGCTGCGTCATACAAAGAACTGATCAACGATGTTGGGTCACCAGCGGTGACAGTCCATGTCGAGCCTGATGCGGTCTTGCCGGAAACAAGTGCATCGGCTGCAATGTCATCAGTCTTGATCAGGTACTCACCTGCAAGGTCATTAAGAATAATGTTCATTGACGCTGGGTCAGTAAAGTCCATGTCTTGCATTGTCAACGTGACTTGACCTGCAACAGTTGACTTTGTAACCGTGTTAGATGCAATAACCATTGTGGTTGCGCTAACTGCAGAGCCTTCGGTCTGTGTTGCGGCGCTTGTGTGCGTGGTGATTGTTGGCCTGATGAAAGTCTTGCTTGGTGTGTTTGGCATCGAGCGTGCACCAAATGCGGTGACAACTGGTCGCACAAAGTTGAGGTCTTGGAACACTGGCCCAAGAACTGGCACTGGCAAGAGACCCGGCGTATCGGTGGTAAGCACATCGCCTGCAGCTGCTTGCAATGCTGACTGTTGATCGCGCACAGCCTCTTTGTAAGCGGCGTTGACGTTGTGGAAAGTGTCTCCACCTGCGTGCATTGCAGCCAAGTATTCGCCAGCGGTTGGCATAACAAACTTGCGTTTTGCTTGTGCAAAAATTGGTGCAGTTGGGATGGTTGCCTCGACTGCTGGAATGGTTGCTTCGCTCATGGGTTCTGTCTCCTGTGTAGGTTCTGTTTCTATAATACTTATTTCTGGCTCGTCTTGTGGGATACTCGCAGCAATGTCGGTAATGATCGCACCAGCAAATGCTGGTACTGGCACAAGGCTCAACTCGATCCAATCGGCAGCGGTCACGGTCACGGTGCCGTCTTTAGCGGTCGTGTACTTGATCGGGTTTACGCCTACCGACACGCTGTCTAAAACGCCATCCATAGCAAGAATTAGTGCCTCATCGCCAGCCTGTGTTTTGCTGATCTTGGCCGTAAACATCATGCCCTCTGGTGTGTCCACGCGCTCAGTCACAATGCCAATGGCGTTGGTTGCGTCATGGTTCATGTAAAGGCGTGGTGCTTTGCCGTCAACTGGCAAGCTGCCCTGCTCAAAGATCACTGACGTGCCATCGGCAACGGTGGCTGCAACGCCATACGGTACGGCAATGCCTGTAATTTCGCGGCGGCCTGTCTCGCCAGCGGCAGCGTCAATTGTTACTTGTGATGCAATAAGTTTGATCATGTTGGTGATACTACTCTTTCCTCATCGTAGGGTTGCGCCATTTCGTTGTGCTCGCTGTAATCGCCCATTAGGTAGCCCTCAACATCAAACTCAACATAAGTGCCGTTAGGTAGCACGTTGTTTTGGCTGAGTGTGCCGGCTATGCAATCGGCGTAGGCGCGTGCGCCAAATGTCCACAGATCGGCGCGGCTTTCACTGCTCGACTGGTAGGAATAACTGCCTACAGACACGCCCACTAAATATGGCGGCACGTTGCACAAGCGAGCCATTTCCATTGACTGAAACTCTGCAGAGTCAATGAGCAGCATCTTGTCCGGTGACGTGCTGGTTTCCGTATAAGACAAATACTCGTTTAGCGCTGCCGTCTGGTTCGTCATGCGCGCAGAATTGAAGGCGCTTGCTAAATCAGATAATTCTTGAGCGTTTAACGGCTCTCCACCAGTTTGCTTAAGGATGCCTGCAGGGATAGCACTTGATGCGTTGCGAAACCGTGCAGCCTCAAGTTTTAGTGCGGTAGCAACTGACTGCTGCGACATTGACGTGATGCCCTGAATAGGCGAAAGAAACTGCACTACGTCATCAGGGTTTAATTCGCCACCGCTAAAAATAATCTGCTTAGACGGTGCAAACCACACTGGCCCAGACTGATCTAATGTCTGCACCATTGACGCTGGCAAGCGTGTGTATGACGCTGGAAAACCATCGGCTGTGCGTGATGTTATGTACCAAAATGCGCGCCCATAAAAAAATAGATCATCAAAAGTCCACGACAAAACAAAATTGTTAGGCACGGTTGGGTCAATACGGCGCAACCAAGTGCGCGGCGCTAATGGCACTTTTTCCATTTCGTTGCCATTCCACATTTCGTTATACATCCGCAATGGCATACAGCCAATTACCGATGCGATCAGATCGCGTGCTCGACTAACGGTAGGCACAGACATTGCCGCGTTGCGTGCTTCGCCCTCTGTGTAGTTGTAGTAAACGCCAACCATTGCAGCGCCACCATTGTTAGACCCTGCAGCATAAAAGTTGTTGTAACCAGTACCAGCTGCAGCGGCCTTGCCTGCTGGTGGGCTAATAGCGGCCTTAGTTACTTTGTTAAAAAATGCCATGCTATGAGTGTGCCACAGTCCATGCGGTTTGTGGTGGCATCGGCCCGGTATGCGATGCGGTATCCCGACGATAAGCAAGCCATCGAGCCGATGCCAATGTGATGTTAGCCGTTAGAAACCACGAGCATTGGTTTGCCTGATGACGTGGGTCGGCTGGTTAAAGCTGCTGCCCAAACCATGCAGCGCGCTAACTCAATTGGTCCGGGTGATCGTTGGCTAGATAGCGCAATGCTGTTTTGTGATCTGACTGCTACGGCGCGGCTGACGTGTTCAGCAAGTTGGTTGCTGCCGTCATGCCACAGCAACTTTTCGTTAATCATGTTTTTGACTGACGGCGTAAACTTAAGTATCTCGCCGTAGCCAACCACAACGCGGCGGCGCTCTAGCGATAACGGCCAGTGGTTATCCACTGTTGGTGTAATTGCAAACTTGATCTGTGGGTTGGCGCAAAGGCGCTCAACATGGCTCAACATTTCGCTAAAAGTGTCTGCCACAAACTCAACTGTTGCCACTGTGCGCCGATCAGGTAAAGCCACGCAACGCACAGCAAAATACCGTGTGTCATCAAGGCTTGTCTCAATTGCTACCGTGCCACCGTCAGGTATCTCGCCGTCATATTGCAAAGCAGGCCACTGGCCCGGCTGTATCCATGACTTGTCTGACGCAACCCATAGGTTGCAACTAGCGCGCAAAAAGGCTGCTCGATCAGGGTTCTCTGACTCTGCTAGCAAAGTCTCAGGCGTAAGCGTTATGCCTAATGCAGGGTTGCCGTAAACCCATGCCTCTGGGGTCATCGGGTTTATGTCTGGCGGCGGTGACCATTCAGCAAAATAAAACGATGCGTTTTTGCCTGTGTCAATAGCGCGCAAACCTTGCTCACGCCAACGCAACATTGCCGTTGATGCTTCTGTGCCAGCCGTTGACCACATAGACAAAAGCGGTGAAACTTGTGCACGTTGAGCCGGCAAAAGTCCGCCGTCTATGACTTCGCGCGAAATATCCCACATTTCATCGGCAATTACTAACGATGGGCTAGTGCCGTGACCTACAGAATTGTTGGCAGCGCGCACCAGCCAAGTCGAGCCGTCTGGCATCGTCACTCTGTTACGCCCATATGATTTCATTAGGGTTGCACCAAAGCGTGACTCTAAGATCGGTGACAATTCGTCAAAAAGCATTACCGCCAGATCAAGCCTGTGCGCGGTAGATAACACGGTCTGTTTCTTGCCGCGTATCTTAGGCATCTCGCACAACCACCAGCCCGCCAAAGCTGTCAGCGCAGTTGTCTTGCCACACTGTCTCGCCGTGCTCACCAAACTGACACGGTTAACTAACTCAAAGTTTTTGTCATAAAGCAACTGCCCGTCAAGCGCGGTGTACTGCCAATCCATCAACTCCACATTTAGATGCTCGCTAGCCCATTCCCTAACTTGCGGCGCAAATGAACCCACGTGATCTGGCCTCGATGTCTGCAATCTTGGCTGAGCATGACCAATCCCTGCCGGTACTGGCTGGTTAGGGCTGGTTGGGATAGACAAGAC